GTGGACACGTTTACTCTGGGAGCCCAAACTCAATTAAGAGTTTTTCCCCAAAGCACTTGGCGCTCAGATGCGCGTCGAAAATTTTCTTCTACATTTTGAACTGTAGACGAAGTATTCGGCCTTGCCTCTAGAGTCAAGGGGAGACCCAAAGATCCCCGATTGGTGATATCGCCAGATTCTCCAATAGTGCATCAACTACTAGATCCCTTTGAAGGGATCTGTAGTCCTGCAGAGTTAGAGGACCTTCGATCTCAGAAAGACGTCTCGTTAGGACGTCAGTATGAGAAGACGGTACCGTTAAAGATCAGTCGAATGCCGGAAGTAAACTCCCGGTCATCCGATATGATTCTCAGCAGGCCACTAGGATGTATAAACATCCAAGTGTCATAAAGTAAATAGGGATAACCAAGTTAGAACTAGGTTCCCCTATAGGTCCAATACCAAGAATGCCTTCAGCCGTATCGAGGGGGAAAACCCCCGGTCGGTCTAAGGCCTCAGGGTAAAGGAACACTGTATGACATTCATCAGTTCCAGTATGTACCATAAGGCCACACCAGAAAAGAATAGCTGCCACCAATCAGTTCAATCCCTCAAAAACGTTAAATACGATTTTGAAGGATTTAGATCAAGGGGAAGTCCCCTTGGCTGAAGAAGTAGTAGCCGAATCTTCTGTATCATCTCGGCCGGGCGAAGCTGTACTAGGAGGAGGAGTCTCCGTAACAAGAGGTTCCCCCCGATAGTACTCCGCTCATAGTGGTTTAGTCAAGTCCTGTCATATCTTGTAGATTTCAGAGAAATCACGGAAAGGTCGTAAGGCCTCCCGGGACTCTCGTCAGAAGTCTTCAGGGATACGAGAAGTAATTAGATCAGGCTCAAAGTAGAATGTAAGAAGAGCGTTAATCTGATCCGGAATAGGACCAGTAGCGTTATCGTACATCTGCTGTAGAGCACCAAATGCCGGAATATAGATCTCATCGAAATCTATACCAAGCTTTAGATTTTTAAGATCTTCCGCTTGTTTCCGTCATCTATAACCATGAGAACTAGACGTCTCGAAGGACTCATCCCAAAAGTCGGTCTCGCTCTGTGAAGAGAGGTCCTGGTCAAGGACCCCTTTTCACGAATAGCGAAACTCGTCTAAATGGACTGAGTCCCCCGATTCCGTACTAACTACATGGATTATAGGGTACTTCTGATCTAAGGTTTTATCCACATTATTTAACGAATCTTGGTATTTGGAAAAGATTTCAAGCATTTTGTCGACCTTTGAGTCAACTAATCCTCGACATTGATCCAATACCCAGTGTAAATACTGTGGGCTAGGGTTATGATAGGAGTGCCATCCACTCTGGAGAATCCATTCAAAATAAGTGGATTTACCCAGAGGAGATGAAGGATGACTTAGTCATACTAGTAGAACCCGGAGACGAGTAGAAAGTTTAAAATATAGGCAATTAAATGCCCGCATTTTGGACTTGTAACCGTACCCGAGGAAGGATAATATTTGATTTAGAGATAGCTCGTATTTCCGAGCGAACTCCATAACTAAGGCCGTAGAGCAAGAAGTCGCTATGCATTCCTTAATAGGAACCATATTAGCTTGAGTAGAATCTACGAAAAACTTTTTCGCAAACTCTATTACAAACTTAGACTTAGCAATAATGGACTTAGCTAAACCAGCTTGGACTCCAATAATTTGGAGAACTCGCCGGTATTCAAGTATAACCCGACCATCTACTATCACCCCATCATCACCTAAAACCCCATAATCCCGATATCACTCTCTCTTACCATATGCTTTGTAAAAAGCATATTGAACCAGCGCATGATGGGTCAAAGCAAGAAGGGCTCATGATGAGAGAGCCCCCATAGGCTGCCCTACAGCGTAGTAAACCGCATGAGGATCTCGTAAAACGAAATCCAAGTCGGCCTTTCGCAGCACATGACTACCTGGAGCTACTTGATAGGCTCGTTTAACGAGCAGATCCTGTCAATTCTTTGAGAACTGATCAGAATCTGTTACCAACCCCGACAGAAGGACCTTTAACAAGATCCTCTGTAACGAGATTGGCAACCGATCGGTAGCTGCGGAAAGGTCAAGTGAAGCAAAGGTCTTCCTCTTTGGAGAGGAAGCATACTGACGCTGTAGACGCTTAATAGGGGCCATCTGATCAAATGTTCCGTCTTGAGCTAACTTGCTCAAGATCTTGAACACCCAATCGTGCAATGGCGCCATCACCCATTGCGTTCATGCATCAACCATAGCGAACACACGGATTTTCCCGGCCGGCTCGGATTTGAATCCAAGCTTACCGAGGAAAGCCGATCCTTGAGGGTACGGCGCTCATGACCCAGAAGGTCATGTAAGCGGTCGTATACCCCCTTTATGGATAGGGTTATCCATCTGATCACTATGTGCTAATGACACCATACGCATACGGAGATAAATCGCTGGTTTCCCCATACTCTTAGCGAAGTCCTTAAACGCCTTAGCTAATCGTTTGTTTCACAAATAAGTTCGTGAAGCAAAGATCAGACTAAAGGCCGAGGAGTTTACTAGTTCTTTCGAACCAGAACACCCCCCGGTGCTCGTTGTGGGACCAGACTTTAGTATAGGGAAAAGAGAAAGTGACCCTAAGGCTGGCAGTTTTCCAACCTCCCTAATAAGGGCGGGTTTGAATACATCGACAATGAATCACTCTCACTCCTTTTCGAAGTGAGATAAGCTCGGACCTTTAGTAGTAATGGTTTTAAGGGACAATTTACCCCTGAAATCCAATACTCTATAAAGCCCAAGTAGTGTCATCCATAGTCGAATAGTCTTGATATCTCTATCTCGACTAATCAAAACCCGGACCCCCGCAGGGATAATTAGAGGTACTCCAGCTCTGTTACGAGATGGACGCACTTTTAATTCTGCCAGATCTAGGACCCTGAAGCCTCCAACTACTTGTTGGAGCAAGACTTGACTAGCTTTAAGGTATATTACTAAACCTTTAAGCCCACTGTGTCTCGCCATTCTTCAACAGAAGAACGCGAACTTTGCCACCTGTCTTACGACAGATTTAGAAGACCGAGAGTGGACAGTACGGGTATACTTTAAAAGTACACCAATAAGTCCACGGCCCCCATTTTTGGAGACCAGACCATTAATGGTTTTAATCTTCGACTCGATAACCGTAGAGAGAGTTTCAATCCTCTCTTTAAGGCTATCTCGTCATCCGAGTCTTTCCGGACGAACCGGAGAAGCCAAGTTAGGTGTGGTAAATTGTGAATTTTTCATGATTTATTGTATCTAACAGGAGACTTCAATTTAACTTCCAGGTTAAGTGGGCTTAATCGGTATTTCACCGGTTATAACAGTCCACACGAGTGTCAACTCGCCTGGGTTTTAAAATCAAGTCTAGGGAGGTTTACCTTTTATCGGTAGGCCCCCATGCCTTTGACTCGGACCAAGACCTTGACCACTAACTCCTCTTTCCTCTCAAAAGAGAGAGGGGAGCAGGTCCTCGATTAGAGTACCACAAGTGGTTTGAGGTCTAGCAGGCTAGTACGAGGAATTAACCCCCTCGTCCTCCTGCTTACCTCAGACTTGCTAAAGCAAGTCAATCTTGGCGCTGGGTTTCACTCCCGACCTTGACAAGGGTCGTTTGTGAGATGCCAGATCAGATGCGCCCCCCGAAAGGGGCCTCACCTGAGAGGCAAGTCACGGAGCGTATCACGCTTTGTGAAAATCTCTGCTTACGCAG